TTGCTTACCACGGAAACCTACTAAGATAGTATTTTCAGTCATGTAAGGGTTCTTATAAACAGTGTAACGACTGTTGAATTGACCAGCTTTTTGTACACCAAATGCATATTCCATATCTGCTGCATCACCATTAGAGTTTGAAGCAAATCCTGGGATTGATTCGATGATAGTAGCTACTGTTGGAGAAACTACTATAAAGTTGGCACCACCACGAAGGGTTAATTGGTGAATCTTGTTGCTAAGTTTTTGAATCTTAGTACCAAGAGTTTGGAACCATTGGCCTTGAGTGTTGAAAAAACCTAAGCTAGCAGTTGGCAATGTGTTAGCGTCTAAGGTTACGTTGTTAATAGCACTCCAATACTCAGTACCAGCAGCAGCATCTTCAATTAACATATCAAGAATTTCGAGGTCAATTTCTAATGAAATATACTCACTCATGATGTTAGTCAATTCAGCTTCAGCATCCAAGTTTTGGTACGCATTCAAATCTTGAGCAAATTCAGGAGTCCATACAGCCTTTAACTTTTTAGTCTTAGCTGTAATCGCTTGTGATTGCATACTAATGTTAATTTCTGGGATAGAAATTGTAGTAGCACTTTGAGCGTTAGGAACTGAGAATGAAGGAGCAGTTGTGTCTTCAAAATCACCACGATATTGATCAGTAGTAGCTTTGTTGTAGAAAACAGTGTATGCTTGTGTAGCAGCAACTGCTGTAGAGGCAGTGACAACTAAAGTAACATTTGTACCATTGTATGAGTGGTAAGCTGGTAAATTCATAGCAGCACTTACACCTGAACCACTAACAATAAATCCACGAACTGCCTCAGTATCAAGATTTGGTAATTTAGTACCTACAATAGTAAAGAGTTTGATTTCACCACGAGCTGCTGAAGCTGATAATGCTGAATCATACCCTACTGTAGACCAAGAACCTGAAGAAATTGCTAAATCAACTGCTGAAGCACCAATTGTAAAGGTGTTCACAGATGAAGTTTGGTTAGTAGAGTAAGTGAAACGACCAGCGCCATATAAACCACCATCAGCTCCAGTAGTTGAGAATGGGTATTGACCACTAGCGTTACGGTTACCGTACATAGAACCACCTGAAGTGAATGGATTCTTAGTAGTACCATATTGGAAATCTAAGAAGAATACCAGACCTGAAGGTAAGTTCATTGGTTGAACACTAACGAATTCCTTCGCTGCGATTTGACCAAATACCTTACGTACTAAAGGTAATGCGATACCAGCCCAGTTTTCACCATTTTGGCCTGAAGTGAAATAAGAGTTAGTGCCTGTAGCAGAAGATTCTACTACTAATTGCTTTGCTTGATTCTCAAGCATAAGAGCCATGTTGTTCTTACCAACCTCTTCTAATCCTTCTAAAAGACCTGTTACTTCCCATTTTTTAGCTAAACGGGCAGCGTCACTTTGAAGCGATTTCCATGGATTAGCAGACTCAACTAATGTTTGAATTGTTTGCATAATTTGTAAATTGTTTTTAATTGTTTTAATGTTTATTTTCTAATACCAGCAATTTTCTGCATACGAGCAAATGCTTCGTTTACTTCAACTATTGGTTGTTTTGGGGTAGCAGGAGTAATTGCTCTAGAAGCTGAACCTAATGATTCTTTAACTGGAGATTTTTTAACAATTGAAGTTGATTTTAAATTCTCAATTAATGTTTCATATACAAGTTTAACTCCTTTAACAGTTTCTGCTTTGTCAAATGTGTTTAAAACCTTTACTTTTTCTGATTCGGTAAGATTCTTAGCTTTGAAGATTTTGTTAGTGTAAAGAAGCTTAGCGTTTAATAGATTAACCTCGTTGAGTTCATTGCGGAGCTCATTGATAGTTTTTTCCATTTCTTTGTTTGTGGCTTCAGTTGTTTGAGTTGGAGGATTAACACCATCATCTTTAAGGACTTTGTCAATTTTTTCTTTAGCTCCTTTTTCACCAAATCTTTTAATAGCAGCTTTTATATAATCTGATGCTGAAATACCAACAATACTAGCTGCTATACCTAAAGCGCCTACAATTTCAGGAGCTGAAAGATATCCGCTCACCCATTCTGTTGCTTCTTTTACAGGTTTTTCTTCTTCAGAATCCGTTTCAGCAAGAAGTTCTTCGAGATTGATGTCTTCATCAATTTCTTCTTCTTCCATTTCTTCTTCGTCTTCCATGTCCATGTCATCCATGTCCATTTCTTCTTCAGATTCTTCACCTGCCATTAACTTACCAGATGCAATCATGTCATCAATGACTTGAGTTACAAGTGCTTCAATGTCTTCGTCTGACATTTCTTCAAGCATTAGATCTTCATCCATACTATCCATGTCTTCTTCCATTTTTTCACCTTCGTCTGTCATTTCTAACTCAGCTAGAATTTCATCGATATTAAAAGTTTCTTCAATACCTTCTTCCGTACTGTAATTTTCTTCCATGCTCTCTTCTTCTTTTACTTCTTCATTATCCAGTTCGTTTAACTTTTCAGCAAACATAGCGGTTAATTGTGGAGTGAAAGCTTCTTCAAGAGCTACTTTTGCATTTGCAATTGCTGTTTCTTTAATAGTTTTAGCATCAGCAATGCATTCTTTTAGCATTTCTCTGTTCATTTGTCCTCAAATAATTTTTGTTTTGGAAATACGTTTAATAAGAAACGTAATAGATTGTTAAATAATTAATGCTACATAAGAGATGTGGGTAGCATATTTGAATATACATATATCAGTATTTTTCAAAATCGCGTTTTGCTGAAAAAGAAATGCCCTACTTTTGTAGGGCATCGATCCTAAAATACTATTTTAAGAGAGGTACTTATTTTATTGGGCAAAATCCATTAGCACATAATATTTCTGTGATAATAGAGTTTACTGGAATGTATTTGTTTGGGTTATATCCTTTACTTTCATTTAAGCGAGCCATATAAGAACCTGGGTTTGAAGGTGTAGAAACAAAGTCCCAACATAATAATTCAAAGTCGTCTTGTACTTCCATTATTTCACCCATTTGTTTTAATGAGCCCATTCCTCGTGAGGAAACACCTACTGGGATGTTATTTGTAAATAATGCTTTTAAAATATTACCAGAAGGTGTAGGTAAAATTTCTATAGCTCCCATTACATGGTCTCCGTCCCACCAAATTTTTTTAATATTATGAGAAACGTTTTTAAGATTGATAATAGAGGAGTCTGGGTGGTCTAATTCACCTAATGCTCTATTTTCTTTAACACAACTCATGTATTTTTTAATCTCACGCTCCCATAAGTCTTTGGCATAATAACGACCATTACCGTTTTTTACTTCGGCTGTGGCTAATATTCCTTCAACAAGTATGTTACCATTATCTGCTCCTTCTATAATACGAGCAGGCTTAGCGTTGAATAAACTTGTTTCTATTAATATTTGCTTACTCATTATCCCTCGTATTTTTGAATTAAATGCTGTTCAATTTCTTCTTTAAAACGGTTGTATTCTTTAGGTAAAGATTTCATAGCACCTTCTATACTACCTGTTTTCTCATATAATTGCTCAGCATCTTCAACAGCACGAGTAAATTCTTCTTCATCTTCTGGTGTTAAAGCTTCTTTATTTAGCTCTGGTTTTACTTTTGGTCTTTCAGAACGATTCATTTCAGCTAATACTTCTTTAACTAATAAATGAATTTGAGAACGCAAAACTGATTCTTTTAGATCACCGTAACCTGAGGATTTATGTTTACCTTTAGCAGGTTTTGGTTCGCCTAATCCAGGTGCTTCGATTGTATAACCAACACCTTTAAGACCAAATTGCCCTTCTTTAGTGTAATGTAAACAATCTTTAGCTAAATTTTTAGCTACAATTTGCTTTAATTCTTCAACTGTTTTGCCTTCGTTTTTAGGATCACCCATTTCAGTGTAAAATCCTTTTAAAAATGTTTCACCAAAGATATTATCAATATTTTTATAATCTTTATAGTCGTAACCACGTGTTGCCATGTCAGTTACTTCTTTGGTAGTTTCTTTTTCTTCAGCTTTTGCTTCTTTAGATTCATTTAATTTACCATACTTGTCATTTATTTTATCCCAAGCATCATCACTAACATATATTTTTTTAGTAGTACCATCATTATACTCAACAGTGTATGATTTATCACCGTTTTGTTTTGCGTTTACTATTTTTTTAGTTTCTTCAGTGATATTTTCTTTAAAGATAGCATGCCAATCAGGTGTTTTACCTTTAGTAACTACACCACCAATACCCTCAGATAAAATACTTTTATTCTTTAATACATTAATAGTATCATTATATGATAATACTGGAGTGATAAGGTCTGGGAAATTGTAACGAGCAAGTTTCATAAAATATGCTTTACTACCTTTGCCTTCTTTAATAAGGTTGTATTGTGTTTGAAGTGTTTTCATTTATTTAAAAAGTTTTATTACATCATCTATTAATGATATCGCTAAATCTGTGCCATACACAGCTTTAAACTCAGGTGTTTCACGATAACTATTTATAGTTTCTTTTTTAGCATTTTGAAGTAAAGTTATAAGCTCTTTTAATCTACTTGATAATAAATCAAAATCACCTAAACGTCCTGCTATATATTTTTTTATTTCTTCATTATCTGTTTGTAATGATGACAAATATGATTCTATATCAAACTTAGTTGTTTCTTCCTCCCATAATTGTTTAACTTCAATGCCTTTAGCTGCTTTATTAAGAGCTTTTTTATTAACAGGTTTAAAACCAAGTTTATAATAGTAGATATTTTTAGCACCTTTAGCTTTTTTGTTTGGATTAAAAGCATAAGGTGTAGCATAATTTTCCCCAGTACCAGCAGTAAAAGAAGCACCAGTGCCTGTAGCACTTATTTCTTTTATTTTTTTAGCTATTATTTCTTTTAGTCTATTCATTTCACTTTTTCTAACTCTTCTACTAATTGGTAGTACTGGAGGAGATTGATTAGATGATTATCATTCATCTTATCGTTTTTGGTTAATGGTAATAATAAATTGATAGTTTCATTTATTTTAATTTGAATAACTTTATCAGTAACTACTTTATTAAGTTTGTTTAACTGTTCTTTTATTTCAATTACTCTAGTATTATAAAATTCTCTTAATTTAGGAGTACTATCAATACCATTAATAAATTCTTTTAAAACATATTTTTGATTCTTATTTAACTCAGAATATTTGTCATTAAATTTTTCTAATAATACTCTATATGTTAGAACACGAATATCTTTTTCTTGAGATTTGAATTCTTCTAAAATATTTTCTTTAACTTCTTTCTTATTAATAGTTTTAGTTGTTAAAAACTCTAAAAGAACAGTTTTATTCTCAATTATTTGATTAGGATTAGATAAATTTTCACTATTATATACTTCTAATAATGTAAATAAAGCTGCTTGAGCCTTATAATTAGGAAGTTTAGTTTTAAAAAATTCTTCTAAGTCATAGTGCTCTTTGATTTCTTTAATTAGATTATATTTTTGTCTTTTTAAAGCTGAACGATTCAGATGTTTAGAACTTTCAATTAAAGTACTAATCACTATATCAGCTTTTGTTTCACTGGTATTAGTGTGTTTAAAAAAACTTTCATATATTTTATACTCTCTTCCTAACTCTGTTTTAGTGAAGTATTTTTTTAATATATTCATTGCGGGTGACTCAGCCCCTGATAGAGTATCAGCTGTGATTTGCCTAACAAGCAATTCAAAAAGAATACCAGTATTTTTATACTTTGAATGAGAAATTTTCATATTTTTATTAATGTTAACCCAGATCTAGTTTTGTTAGTTTTAGAATTTAAAATATTAGATATATTTCCTGTGGATTTATTAAGAATTTTTGAAGCTTCTGTAAGACTATTAAAAATTATATCCAATTCAGGACACCATATTTTAATTTTTTTATTATTCGCAGCATTTTGGATCTTTATAGTATGGTTTAAAGATTTTTTTACTCCTAATTTTGCACCTGCTTTATTCTTCAAATATAAATAATCTCTATGTTCATGAGATTTTTTCATATTCATTTTTGCTTCTTCAGATTTAGGTTTACTTTTTTTTATTTTTGTAGACTGAGTATCTTTTCTCCCAAACTGCCCCTCTCCTCCATCTGTTAAATTAGTAAGAGTACCTTTTGATAAATCTTTTCTACCATAATATGATATAAAAAATATTTCTTTTTCACAAGCTTCTTCCCATGAAATATCATCTATCATTATTTCTATTTTATAATTTATTTTATAAGCTATATCCTTCCAAGAATGTGATCTACCTTTCTTATTATAAGCACGCTTATATTGGCCCTTATCATCACTTCCTATACCTATATAGAAAGGTTCATTTTTATCAAGTCTAATATGTCTATATAAATAAGCCATTTTGTCTATAAATATATACAAAGATATTATTCGCGTATTTGAGATTCATCTAAAAGCAAAGAATCATCTTTTTTAAACACTAAATTTTTATCTAATGATTCAAGTAATCTAGAGTTCTTTTTAGCACTTTCCATTGCTAATGGAGAACCACCTTTATAGTTTGGTTTTAAACTTGAACTTTCAGTATCATCTATTTTCATATCATGTTTACCTAATCTGTCTCTACCAAAAATATTTCCTTGAGTATTAATATTTGAAGCTTTTTCTTTAGGTCTTCCTAAAGGAGTATCTTTATCATATCCATCAGGTACTCCCATTCCATTTCTCCCAGAACCATATAATGCAGCTAAATCATGAGGTGTACCATATGATTTACCTGATTCTAATGGATCATTACCTTCATTTTCAATTTGTTTTAATCTGAAAATACGTTTTTGGTCTTCTGCTATTAATGTTCTATAATCATCAAATTGGTCCTCACTTAAGTGGAATATGTTATCATAAATCCAATCTGTAGGTAATATTTTAGTTTCAATAATATTGCGAGCTAAATCCACTTTTTCTTTCATTAAAGCCACTCTTTCTTGGTCGTAGATTATAGAAGGTGTTGTTAATGATAACTCAAAGTTTGTTAGTTGTTCATTTCTGTATCCTTGAGTATACAAGTGAACTAAAGCGATTTTGTATAGTTCTGATAATACAATTCTTTGAATCCTATCAATAGTACGAGCAAATCGAATATCTTCTGCTGCTAAAGTTGCTTTACCAGTTAAGTCTTTTTCATAACCCATAAATGCTTTAGGTACCTTTAAAGCAGCAAATAATTTATCTCTTAAATAAATTACATCTTCCATACCAGTATAATCTAAACCTTTTGTAGGTTCAATTTTGGTAGTAGTATCATTACCTCTAACTGGAATGTAAAAGTCTTCTAGTGAGTTTTGTAAATTATATTTTAAGTTATATTCACCTGTTTGTGGGTCAATGAATGGAGTTCTCTTCATTGTTGAGATAATCTTCTGCATGAAGTTTTCTACCTCATTTGGTGGAATTGAACCTACATTAATATAGAAAATACGTTTTTCTGGAGCGCGAACAATACGATGGATTAACATTGCGTCTTCCATCAAAATGTATTGTTTAAATAATTTACGAGCAGGCTCAAGATATGAACGACCATATGGAAGATAATTCACATCTGTTATTAATCTGAAATGAGCCATTTCGTAGTTATCAAAATAAATTGTGCCTGCTTGTTTTTCTTTAGTGTATGTTGAAGCTGCATTTACACCCCCATATCCACCTGTCACACCTGAGCTATAACCATCTGGGCTATATCTATATCTTACTTCAGCTGGATTTTTAGGATCAATTCCTTCTTCTCTGGCTATATGGTATGCTGTATATGGAATAACATTATATACTCCAAATTTTTCAGCTATTTCTAGTTTTAAGAAAAAATCACCATACTTACACATTTGACGAATCCAAGACCATAAGTTGAATTCAATGTTTAGTATATCATAAAATAAATTATAAAGAATTTTCTGAGTATCCTCATCACTACTTCGAATCTGAAGCACCTCACCCATATCATTTTTAAGAGTACACTCATCAGATATAATATCAAGAGCAGAAGCTATAATAGCATCTGTATCCATTGCATCATAGTCTGAGTATACTTGAGTACGTAAATACCTCCAGTTTAGATTTAATTGTGAACCATATAAGGAGGTGGTATTACTAGAATATACTCTATTATATCTATCTACTAATGCATTTGTTTTAAATTCTCCTGTTGATTGAATGCTATTAACATCCATCACTTTTAGTTGATTACCACCAGCATTTCTGATAATAACATCTGTGGAGAATAATCTTCTTAGTGTTGAAAATACGCTTGTTTCAGCCATTATTGATTATAATTTATATATAAATATTATAGGAGCCACCTTAAATCCTCATTTCTTCCACCTATATTTATATTATATGGATTTTGATTATTAGGCATATAAGCACCATTAAAAGATGATCTGACAACTGTTATATTATTAATAGCAGCTCTAGCTAGATCCATATTTTGTGATTTAAATTTTAACGCTGTATCACGAACAAACATTGCTGTTCCAAAACTCATTACCAAGTCATCATTATACCCAGATTGTGCTTCTGCTCTACCATTTTTCCACATAAATACTTTCATTTCTTCTAATAATCTTTTAGACTGGATAGTGACACTTTTGTCACCTACATATTCTCTAAGTTTATTTACCACTAATGGTCTTGTTTTTAAAGACATTGTAAAACCCGGAACCATTTTTGATGGGTCATCTAGTTTTTCTAAATAATTTTCAGCTGTCAAAGTATCACTTTTAGTTGAGTAGTATAAATTTTTATATTCTCTTTCTTGTATCGCGTCTAATGTTGACCAACCCATATTAGCATTTTCAACAACCAATAATGCGTTGTTATATTCTGTTGCTAATCCGCATAAAAAATATCCAAATTCTCTAGGTGGTAGTTGGCCCTTATATTCAGCTACTTGTGTATTTGATTCAATATCTATTACATGACAAGCAGAAGAGTCCTTACCATCTCCTCGAGCAACATCTGCTACAACCATATAAGAACGAGTGTAATCTGGTGTTTCCCATACCCATAAGTTACGATCTACTCCTCGTCTCTCCAAGGGATCTTTAACTGTTGTTGTAAGAATAAAATCTATTTGTTCTGGGTAAAATACAGTGTCACCTGAAGTATTAAAGTCACAATCACATTCTTGAGCTGCTAATCGAGGATCTCCTAATAGTTGGTCTTGGGCTTTTCTCCATTTCTCATCTCGTTCAGGATGAACATACCAAGGTAATTTGATTGGTAGGAAACTTGGTACTCCTTCTTCAACTACGCCTGATTCTGCTTTAACCCATGTTTTGTGAAACCAGTTACCAGTACCATATGGAGTAGATAATACAATTGCTCCACCACCCGTAGCTAAGGTTTGTTGAGCAGAAGCCCATATCTCTTCTACACCATCAATAAAAGCAGCCTCGTCTATAATCAATAATGATACTGCTTCTGATCGACCCGCATCACCTGCCGCTGAAACTGCTTTAACTTGAGAGCCATTACTTAATCGTAATGTTAATTTATTATTTTCTTCAGCACCAATTTTTAACCATGATGGTAGGTTTTCAAACATGAATTTAACCTTTGTGACCATGTTTTTGGCTGTTTCTTGTTTAGTGGCTATACAAAGAACGTTTTTGTCTTTTTGAAACAGCATTAACCATAATGAATAACCAGCTACTAGAGTTGAAATACCTAATTGTCTTGATTTAAGTATTATGTCATATGGGTTGTCTCTCCATAAATTTAATACTTTTTCTTGGAATGGGTATAAGTTGAATTGTATTCTACCACGAGTAGGGTGCTGGATGTAGCAGTATTTTTTCATAAAATGAGCGGGTGATGCTGCACATTTTAAATACTCCTCTCGAATTATTTGTTTGATGTTTTGTTCTGACATAACAATTATTTTTAGATGGAGGTAGAGCCCTTAAATGAGCTCTACTTATCTTTTTAGTTTTAAGTTTTATCCTATAATATCAGAGACTAAAGCTTTAAGATCTTTACCTCCATCTTTGAATAGTTTTTTTACATCTGCTCTATTGATAAGTTGTCTAACGATAGCTACATTTTCTTTAGTTGGATTAGCTAATTTTTTCTTAATACCTGATTCAATCTTGTCTAGGCGTTCTTTTTCCTCAGGTGATAATTTTTTAGCAAATTTACTTGAACTAAATTCTTTATCAATTTTCTTTAATTCAGCTTTTGATGGTTCTTTTTCTGGAGTATCAAATTCATCATCTTCAGCTTCTTTTAACTCAACATCAATACCTTGAGCTGTTAATTTTTTAATATCACTAGGATTAGTACCTTTCTTCATTACTACTGCCCCAGCTGTTTTATCAATATCTACTTCACTTAATATTTCAGTGATTACTTCTTCAATTTGTTTTTTAAGTTCTGAACGTTTCATTATTATAGTTTTTTTGACTATAAATATTAGAAACCTAAATAAAATTTCACCTGTTCTATTCTTTGTTCTGTAGTACCTGATATAATACTAAAATTTGTAATGTATGGTAGTGCTTCTTTACAGGCATGTCTGATAGTCAAATCAATCAAGTCACGATAATCAGCATCTGTTTCTCTAACCCCATTGTCTTCCATATTTACTCCCACAGGAGACACATAAAATATATAATCATACTCAGGAATAAAAACAGAGGCATAATTGATAAATTCTTCTTTTTGATCTTCATCAATTGATTTAGCGCAATGAGCAAAAGCCATAACATCAATTACTGTTCTATCAGTAATAACGTTTTCTCTCATTAATTCAGAACAACGTTCAGCTAAGAATATTGTTTGACCTTTTAATGTACTATCAGTGTTTAATGGAATACCTAAATCACGTAAGTATTTACTACGTTCAGTAGCAAAATAATAATCTTTAAATTCAGGTAATTCTTTTAAAGCATTAACTAATGTTGTTTTACCAGTAGACATTGTACCACAAAAACCTATTTTCATACTTGTAATATAATTAAAATATTATGATCTAGCACCTTTACCTACACTACTCTTAAACCAAGGCAATCCAACTCCATCACGTTTTGCTTTATGGTGACTGTCTTTGTCATGTTGGAAACCATTAATATAATATTCTTTTTTACCATCTGGGTGGATTACAGCTGGGCCATCCCAGTTATGTAGTTTTCCATCTTTCATGTAACGAATTGTACCGTCTGTTGATATGTACTTTTTGGTTTCCAATGTTGGGTCTAGTTGATACTTTTTTACTTCTTCCATATGTTTTTATTTTATATCTAAATATAACATCAAAAACTCACAAAGCCAAACAAGAGATTACACATTTTCCAAGTATTCTAAGAAATTTTCGTACACTTCTCGTTGTTCAGGTTCAGATTTTGTGATAGCTTCACGTAATAGAGTTGGAACATCTTGATTAGACTCAACTAAAAGTTTACTAAAGTTGTGGAGAGTTTGTTCTGCTATCAATAAATCTGCGTTACTATCACCATAATCTTCAAGATCATTCAAATATAACTGAATCCATTCATTTAGATTATCTTTTAAGTGCTTCATATATGATATTTTTTAATCGTGTAAATATTTCTGATAATTGGCTGTTTAACCACTTTAAACGTTGGCCAAATCGTTTTCCCTCCATTGGTGTCTCCATATTATCTTCAGGGATATATTTGGATAATGGCTTCATATACTCGCCGCCGGTAAGGAATATGAATTTGTCTTTTTCTGGGTTTATCCCCGCTGATTTCATCTGTTTTATTGTTTCCTCACCCCATTTTTCTTTCTCATCTTTAGGCATTTCTTTAAGAGTTTTATCATAAGGAGCTAACTCTTTTGTTAATGGTACTAAATGGTGTTTAGCAGATAAAATATACATTTTGTCTGGTTTTAGTTTTTTTCCATACTCTAAAGTTTTTTGAAACATTGGGGAGGCAGAGTACAGCTCCTGTGCGGGAGCTGACTTGTCTAGTTTAGATTTGGTACAACTTAAAAGTACTATTCTTGCCATTTATGATTATTTATCATAAATATTAGTAGGATGTTATTTCTTTAATTACATCTTTACCAATAAATGTGTTAACTTGGTATTTAAAACAATTCAAAAATATTTGATTATAAGTTGGAAATTTAGTAACTAAATGCTTTGTTATAGCGGTGAATGATGGGCCACCATGTCTACCATAACTCCCCATATTAACTTCTTTATCTAGTTTCTTTTTTAGGAATTGATAGTTAGCAGAACCATTTGCTTTTCTTAATTGACTAAAGCTACAATATAAATGCATCAAATATGGTTTTGATGTATCATACTCGCAGTTAGCAGTTATTTCTCTAGCCATTTCCCAATTCTCAACATCAGAACTATTAAGCATATTATAAAGAGTTTGATACATATCAAAATCAACTACAACACCTTGATTAATATCATTATTAACTGATGTATCAAAAATAACTTTTAAGTTATATTTTTCAATATTATCAATTAGGTTTAAGAAAAAATCAATGTTCTTACATGCTTTAGTATTACCATGATGGTTAGTAATTACAAAACCAGGTAAAGGTGAGTGTTTTTTAATAATCTCAAAATTAGGATCAAATTGAATCCAATCATTTAGGTTTTTTTCAGTAATAACATAGTGAGTATAAGCTTCACCTTTACGATTTTTAACTATATCATTACTATAACCAAACTGAGTTGTTGGATCTCTATATTTTGAAAGTTTAGGATTATCTACAATGATATCAATTGGAATTATATATAGATTTTCTGATGGTTTAGAGGTATAGTATGATTGTTTAGTTGTTTGATTCCAATTATATTGTTTAAGATCTGTATAATTTTCTCTAATAAACAAATCACTAATAATAACAGCATCT